TCTTTTGCGTTTTATTTGAAAAAGCTATTTTAAGTATATTTTTACTTGCGTCTTCACTAAAAAAAGGTAAGAGTTCAATTTGATTCCCTGTTACCTTATCAGTAAAAATTATACTTTTATCATAATTATTAGGAAATGTACTTGTTACATTTGATATTACATTAATATTTCCTTCTAAATTAATAGCATCATTTTCATCTTTTTTTATATATGGAGTTAGGTTAGTCTCAATCATTTGTTTTAAGTCATTTTGATTTGCTATATTTCCTGTGATTTTACCCCATTCTAAATTTTTAACATCACCTTTTTCGCCTTTTTCACCCTTTAACATCAAAATTTTAATATTTTTTTTAGTTTCATCTTCTGCTATATTGAATTGATTTTCAAATGTTATTTTACAAGAAATATTCTTCATTTAAGATTCCTCCGTAATTTCATATTCAACAATAAATTTTCCTTTTAATATTGTAAAAACGTCACCATTTAAACTTATTTGTAAGTCATAAAAGTATGATCCATTTTCAATGTTTTTTGTATCGTCGGGAGCTACTCTTACTCGATATGTACTATTATTTATTTTAGTAATTCCATTTTCTAATGATTTCTGAAATATATATTCTCTTGACGCGGTTTCTTCTTTACAACTAAAATAAATATTTGTTAATTCCTGATCTAATCCTTCAAATTCAATAGCAAATGATAATGTATCTCCCTTTGTTAAAATTATATCTTTTGTCTCAGTCATTTTCTCCTCCTAAATCCAACGAGAATAATTTTGTATTTTCATTTCTTCAATTACTCCATCATATTTAATTTCATTTTTTCCAACCAATAATTTGAGTTTTTCATAATTTCCTATTATCATTCTGTTTTTTAATATTTTTGTAGTAGGATTATATGCTTCCATTTTTTGAGTATCAATTATTATATCTTCAGCAATTTCATCTAAATTTATTTTTAAAATTTGTTGTCCGTTGATATATAAATTTATTATGCCTTTGCCTTTTAAATATAGAATTGGATTTGCATATATATTTCCATTATTTCTTACAATAACTTCATTATTAATAAAATCTAATTTTTTAATTGGTTCAAGTAGCGAATATTTAAAAGGTTGAATATGCAATCGTACTTTTGCAATTTTAAAATTCAACAATTTTTCAAAATCAATTTGATCAATTATTGAATAGTTATAAATTTTATCAGGCTCGTTTGAAAAAACAACTTCTCCTTCACTATTAAAAAAATTAATTATTTCATCAATATCATATTCATAACTTAAACCAATTAGAATTTCTTTATCATAAGAAGCATATCCCAATTTAATAATTTCATCACCATTTTTTCCGTCAATCTCTTCAATATTAGTTCGTATTTTTGCTTTTGTAATTGGAGCAAGTTTTTGAATTAATAGTCCTTTAATATTTCTTGAATTTCGTTTATTTAAAATAATATAATTATTCATTCTTACCTCTATAAAATCTATTAAAAGCCCTGAAAATCGACGCATTAAAATCGTTTTTAAGGCTTTTATTTTTCTTATTAATATACTATTATTCCTTGTTTTTTATGTATTTTCGTTTTTTTCTTTATTTTTATTATTATTTAATTTATCACTTATAAATTTGGGAATTGGTACGCCTAATTTGTCTGCATTTTCAAAAACAGATACTAATTCCATATACATAATATAAATGCTAATGAAATAAGCTATAGTTGTAGCTCCGGTTGCAAATCTTAAAACAAAACCTATTACTATATAGCATATTTCTGCTACTTTTTTACTTACCCCATCTCGCATTTTTTGACTTTTTATCTCTTTCATTTTCCAGGCACTTAAATATCCTGTTAAAATATCAATCGCCATTAAAATTACTGGTATTACTACCAACCAAATTTCACTATTAAATTGTAAATGCATTTGTTGCATTATGTTCATAAGATCTTCCATTTTATTCTCCTTTTTATTTATTTCTTTAAAAGTTCCTTTTCTTTATTAATTATTTCCATTTTCCTATTGCTATAAATGATATTTTTATTGGAGCATTATATATTAGAGTTGGTCTTGCTAAAGAAATTCCTGAAAAGTACTTAAGTCCGACAACTTGTTTGACATATTGACATTCTAGAATAGCTGTATCTCCATTAATAAGCACTTTAGTCATTATAAATGGTACTTTTATAAAATTTTGTGAGTAGTTAAATGTTTCATTTGTTACACCTACAAATAACGGTCCCCAAGGTTTATCTATATTTATAGATCTTATTATATTATCTCTCGTAATAATCATAGTTCCATCAGTATATCTAATCCAATTACCATATTGGTTACTTCCTGTATCATATATTACTTTATTATTCAAATCATTTATATTTCCAAGTATTACATTATTACTATTCTTCAAATTATCAATATCATCAGTAATAGCTTTAGGAATATCTGCTCCGCTTCGCATAAATACTTTGAATTTGTATCTGTCTTGTATATCTTTTATATTTATTTTATATTTGCATTTACGCATAATTAATTGCCTTTCGTAATAGTATCTTTTATAATTAGCTTCCCACATAAAATAGTAAAAATATCATTTTCAATTTTTATTTCAACATCATAATAATAACAACCTGCTTCAATATTTTTTGTATCTTCGGGATCAATTCTGAATGAATATACTCTTTTATTATCTTCAGAATTTACTTTACTAATTCCGTTTTTCAAACTTTTTTGAAAAGTATAATTATTTTCTTTTATATTCTTTTTACAAGAAAAAAAACAAGAGTCTAAATCTTGATTTAACTCTTCTATTTCTAAAGTAAATGTAAAACTATTTCCTTTATATAATTCTAAATTTTCTTCCACATTTCCTCCTAATAACTAAAAACTTCACGAGCAACATTGTTTTTAACAAACTTCCCAAATTGTTCATCGTCCATTTCTACTTTCATTTGACTTAATGCTTCCATAAACCCTGATACCATCAAATCAAAATTATTCGTTGTTTGATTATTCTTAGTTGAATTAGATATATTATTATTTAAATATTCACTTTTCGCTTTGATGTTTCCATTTACATTTAAAGCAGTGGACATTTGAGTTGCTAAGTCTTTAGTTTGTTTTATTAATATAGGGGTTGAATCCTTAATCCCTTTTGCTAATCCTTGAATCATATCAGGCATCCACTCTTCATATTCTCGAAGTGGTCCTTCATCAGGTCTTGAAAAGTGTAGAAAGCTTGTTATTTTTTTAGCAATATTTTTAACTGCATCCGTAATAAAATGTATAGCGTTTTTTATTCCATTTGCTAAACCTTTAATTACATCTTTTCCCCATTCAACAGCTTTTCCAGGTAATGCTGTTATTGCATCCTTGATTTTACCTATAATTTCACCAATCGCATTTTTTATAGCACCGCCCATACTACCAATTCCTTTAATTAAAGCACCAATTATTCTTCCTCCCGATTCAATAATTTTAGGCAAATTCTCTATAATTGCTTTTACTATTTTTACTATGATCATAGGTAGCATTTCTATTAATTTAGGTAACGCTTTTATAATTCCTGTAATAATTGCTATAATTATTTGTATACTTGCTTCTACTAATAATGGTAAGTTTTGCATCAATATGTCAATTATATTTTCTACTATTGTTGGTATCATTTCTATTAATTGTGGTAGAGCATTTACAATTCCTTGTATAATTGCTAATAATAATTTTATTCCTGCATTTATTAATAATGGCAAATTATCAACTAAAACTTTAATAATTTGATTTATTATTGTTGGTAGCATTTCAATTAATTTAGGAATTGATTCTGTTATTCCTTGAATCAGTGCAATAATACATTTTATTCCTACATCTATTATTAAAGGTAAATTTTCTAATATTATTTGAACTATTCCAACTATTAATTGCGTTATAACCACTAATAATTGTGGTGCTGATTCATTAAGACCTTGCAATAAAGATGTTAGTAATTGTTTTCCTGTTTCAATCAACATAGGCAACATTGTTGAAATTGTTTGTGCAATATTATTTAAAAATTCTACTATTGCTGGTATTAATTGTGGTAATACAGTTGTTACAAGTCCATTAAACGCTTTCACCAGTCCACCAATAATTTCTTGGATTCTAGGTAACATATTCTTTAAAGCACTGACTATCGTACTACCTAAATTTTGTACAAGTTCTCCTATATTCGAATTACCATCTGCAATTCCTGTAATCATATTTTTCCACGCAGATTTCATCGAATTCACAGATCCTTCAATTGTAACACTTGCTTCTTTAGAAGTTGTACCTGCAACTCCCATTTTTGCTTGCATTACTGAAATTGCATTAATAATATTATCAAAAGACATACTTGAACTATCAACTGATACATTTAATTGCTTTTGAACATCAGTCATTTTCGATGCATCTTTTATTAATCTTTGCATTTCTGTTTTTGTTCCACCATAACCCAGTTTTAAATTGTCAAGCATCGTATAATTTTGTTTTGCAAATCCTTGGTAAGCATTTTGAATAGAAGCCATGTCTGTTCCCATTTTATTTGCATTATCAGACATATCAACAATTGCTCTATTTCCATATTCTGCAGCTTTTTTTGTATCTCCACCTAAACCTTGAATTAATGAAGCACTAAATCCTGTTATTGTTTGCATATAATTATTCGCATCCATTCCAGCTGTCTTATATGCTTCATTTGCATATTTTTTTACTGCTGGAGCACTATCTTTGAATAAAGTTTCAACTCCACCAACTAATTGTTCATAATTTGCATAATTTGAATATGCTTGTTTTCCAACATCAACTATTGCGTCTCCTAAACTTTTGATAGCATTTAATGCGGAATTAATAGCTTCTGTAGCTAAGTTTGCAATAACTTGCTTGAATATTGTCCAACCGCCAGTACTTTTTTCAGCTTTTTCACTACTATCTTTAGCATTTTCGCCCAAATTATTTAAACTATTTTTAGATTCTTCAATTGTTTTTGTGCTTTCATTTATAGTTCTTTTTAATTCAGACATGCTATTTTTAGTATTATCAATTTCTTGATTGCTTGCTGATAATCTCGATCCTAATTCTTGAACTGCTCTTTCTTGATTTTTATATGCACTTGAAGTCTCTCCTGATGTTCTTTTAATTTTTTCTAATTCTGTTACTGAACTTTTATATTCTTTTGTTAATTCACTATTTTTTGTTTTTTGTGAAGTTAATACAACATTTAAATCAGCATATTTTGACTTTGCACTTCCTACTGCCTGCTCTTGTTTTTTTATAGAATCTGATAATTCTTTTTGACTTGTTGCAGACTTTTTCATTGTATTATTGGAATTGTTAAAATCATTAATCTGACCTTTTAATGCTGTAGACATGTTCTTTAAGCTATTAATACAATTATTAATTGCATTTTTATATTCACCTTCGCCAGTTAATTTTATGCTTCCTCCGAAAGTAGACAAGTTCTACTCCTTTCTACCACAATTCACCGGCTATATAATCTTGATGTGCTTTTTCATATGTCGTATTCGTAGTCTTCAATAATAACTCATAATCAAAATCATCTTTATAATGCTTATATAACTTATTGAATGTAGTTATAGTTAATCTGCCTATTTCTTTATTATTTAAGCCTAATTTTTTATGCCCAATAAAATAAAACCAAGAGAAGTCAATAGGCACTGCTTCATCTTCATCTTGGATTATTAGTTTTTTTCAACACTCTGTGTACTTTCATTTATAGTGTTCGTCAATATACCAGTCATTTCTGTAAATCCGATTTCTGTTATAATTCTTCCTACTTGTTTTAATGTAACAGGTTCTTGCTTAATTTCATTCTTTTCATTTTGAATATCTATTGCTTCGTTAATCATTTCTGCAAATCCAAATTTTAATGCTGTTACATCTGGCTCCATAGTTTCTTCATTCTTATTTTTTGTTTTCTTTTCAATGCTGTCCATCCAATTTTGCAAACTCCCATATTTTGCTTGAAGGATTTCCATAACATTCAAATTAAAGCAAATTGGATATACTTTATTGCCTACTTTTAATTCTTTCATCATTTCTTTCATTTCATTTCCTCCTACAAAAAAAGAAGAGCTATATTATATTGCTCTTCTGTATTCTTTATTCTGCTTTTCCTAAGGCTTTTTCTATGTATTTTATTGCTTCTAGTTGTGTATCAAAAGTTTGTCTTTTTCTCCAAACTCCGTCTTGGGGAATTAATAAATCACCTTCTAAAGAAGTAGTTTTGTATTCTAATTTTTCACCAACAGTTTTATTTTCTTCTTCAGGCTCAGAAAACTTTACTAATGACAAAACAGATCCGTGATATAACCTTCTGCCATCTACAACTTCAACTATAACTCTTCCAATACCTACATATGGAGCAACATCATTTACATTGTCTGTAATTTCTCCTTTTGTCGAAACACTATGACCTAGTATTGTTTCTAAAACTTTATCTCTTCTGTCTATTTCTAAACTTACTTTTCCACCAACGACCCTAGTATCTTTTTCTGCAACGCTATCATCTGCATATAATTCTGCAGATGCAATTGTTGGTGTGCATTTAAAGCCTACTGCTTTACCTGGTTTTTGACAGTTTGCATATGTAATTGCACCGGTCGCTCCTACCGTTGCTACTGCAACTCTAAAATTATTTAAACCTATTTTTGCCAATTTTTTATTCCTCCTTATTTATAATTGCAAAATTTAAGACTATATGATAATAACCTGTATCCGCTTCAAACATATCTGCCGAACTTCTTGATGGTTGCCATATAAAATCATTTTCTTTTAATATTTTTTTTAATTTTTGAACAATTTTTTTATAATTTTCTTTTGAATATATGTGAAAGTCATAATAATTAACATAATTTATTAATTCATCATCACCAGATAAAGTTGTATCTGTATTTTCTCTAAAATATGTTATATATGTAGTACTTTTGCCTTTATATACTAAAAACTCAACTGGAATCTCTACATTGTCTACTTTAAAACCTTTGAAAATCTTTTCTATTACTTTATTCATCTAATAAACCACCACTTTCTCTTTTCTGCACAATAAGCATTATCTTTTTTATTTCTGCTGGATTAAATGACCTTCTAAAAAAAGGTTTAGGAGCTTCATTTCTACTAGATCCAAATTCTCTCGCTCTAACTATCAATGGAACAGGTATTCCATTATACGAATACTTCTTGTTTCTTCTTCTGATAGTAGTGCTTTTAGAATCTTCCTTATAATATCCTGAAAAAAGCACTTTATTATTTATTCCATTATCTGATTTTGTTTGATATGTTTTTGATACTTTTAAATATGGAACTAATTTAGATGAATTTTTAAAAGAATATTTCATATTTGATATAATTCTAGTCTTCACCATTTCTGCTGATTCTTTCGTCATTGTTCCGAAAATTTTACTTGATCCATTATAGATTTTTTTCAAATTTTCAATTTCTTCGTTTGGTAATATATCTTGAAATTGTGCCATTATTTTGTAACCCTTTTTGCTTGTAACTCTAATTCAATATTGCTTTCATTAACATTATTCATATATTCCACTTTATAAATTTTGTTTTTGAATGATATGAGCATTTCTCTATTTGAATCTTCATCATAATAAGCATTTTCAACTTGTTTTGAATACCTTATTGTGAAATTAGTATACGCCTTTTCAAAATCACTATTATTTGCAATCAATGTATATCCTTTTGTTGTTTTTATTTTTGCATAAGGTTCTGCTACTATATAATCTTCTTTTTTCTTAAAACCATCTTCATCTTTTATTGTTATTGATTGAATTATACTTATTTTATGTTTATAATTGCCTGCATTTATCATTACAATAAATTTACGGAATGCATATCAAGAATTATTTGAATAACATTATTAATATTATTCTTATCAACATATAAAGTTCTATTATCATACATATCTTGACATAAAGAAAAAACAACTATTATAAATGATGAATAGTCGTCTATTTCCGATTCCTTTCTTCCAGTATATCGTTTTATATATTCTTTAGAAACCTTTAATATATTTTTTAGAAATTGTTCATTTTCTTCATAATCATCTAAGCGAAGATATTCTGCAACATCTTCGCTTGTTATTTCACTAACTTTTGTTATATTGTTCATTTTTTCTCCTTCCATTTTAGGAGTAAATTCTATTTACATACTAATTTTACAATTTTGTTGTAATCTTCAACTTTTGCATCAAACTCAATCCAACCATTAATTCCTGTTGCGTGTTGTGCTGCAAATATTTCTCTTAATATATTAATTTCAACATTATCTGACTTTTGTTTTAAAGCAACACCACTAAAATCACCAAAATAAGCTACTGTTTTGCCTGTTGCGATTTCATCCATATTATCTGAAACTTCAACAGGATATCCTAATAAGAAACCATCAAACTCACCATTCATATCATTTCTGAATAAAAATCTTCCGTCTGAGTCCTTTAAAGATTCGATATATGTTAATGTATCATTTGAAACAATCCATTTTGCTTTTTTTCTAAGTGTTTTCTTTACCTTATTTTTTGTCTTTATTAATTCTTCAGCTGTTATTGCTGTTGCTGATGCTGTTGTTACTTTGTTTGATAATGTACTTAACCCTTCAACTTTTCCTGGAGTTCCTTTTAAAATTTCTTTTTCCATAAACAATGCAATAGCACTAGCCATTAATTCGATAATTTTATTTTCTAAATCAATATCTGTATTATTTATTAAAGAATTTGAAAGTTTTGCTAAAGCTCCAGCTAAAAATCCATCTAAATCAACTGAAGTGAACTTTCCTATTTTACTCTCTAAATCTGCAAACTCAGTAGCATATGCAACATTCAAATCATTAGATCCATTTGCTCCATATACAGGAATTGAAATTTTTCCTTTTGTATTATATTTTGTTGCATCTTTTAAAACTGATGACATATCATATGCTTTTGTAATTATTTTTTTAGCTATTGTTTTTGGTACTATAGCTCCATTTGCACCCGCTTCAAGATTTGCATCTTGATTTGATATTCTATTTAATGCTTTATCTCTTATATAATTTACAAATGCTTTTTTTTCAACTTCTTCTTGATTTACTTTATTTTCTACTTCAACTTTTTCATCATCTGCTTTTATTAAAGTTAAATCTTCAACTTTTTTCATTTTTTCAATCATATTGTCAACTTCAGCTATTTCCTTTTCTAAATCGTTGAATTTTTTTGTTTCGTCTTCAGTTATAATTCTATTTTCTGCTTTTGCAACTTCAACAATTCCTTTCATATTTTCTGTTAATTCATTTCTTTTTTCCATTAAAAATTTTAAATTCATTTTAAATCTCCTCTATTTTTTTTATTTTGTTTTCATAAAAAGAATAATCAATTTTTTCTTTGATTTCTTCTTTATTTGTGTTTTCAAAAATATTTTTTGGAATATGTTTATAATTTTTTAATAAATTTGAATCTTTCAATGCTACAGCCTGCTTTGCTTCATCAATATAATTTATATTAAAAAATTCACCAATATAATATTTATCAAAAACATTTCCATTGAACCAAGTTTCATCTTTTATAAGATTTCTTAATTCTTCTTCACTCTTTTTAAATTTGTTCATATACATAGGAATCATCAAATTATTTTCAATAGTATTTAATGTATCTATTTCCTTTTGAAAATCGTCTGAATTTCCATATGCTATTGAAAGAGGTTTATGTATCATCATTATTGAATTTTGATATACATTAATATCATCTGCAACCATGCAGACATATGTTGCTGCAGAGGCACATAATCCATCAATATAACTATGAATTTTAATGCCATGCTCTTGCTTAAATCTTTTTAATAATGAAACTATCGTAGAACTAGCAAAGACACTTCCTCCTGGCGAATTAATATAAATATTGAAATCTGTTATATTTTCTTTTTTCAATTCTTCTATCTCTGACTTCATTTCATTTATATCAATTTCTGTTTTTGATGTTTCACCAGTCCACCAATCTGCCTCCTTTTCATCAACAATTGCACCATAAATATAAAAATCTGCACTTGTAGATGTTATATTTTTAAAATACTTTATTTTAATCACCCCCATTCTGTTCTATTTCTTTATTATTTTCTTCTAATTTACTGATTTGATTTGTATTTGGAGTATAATAACTATTTGTTTTTACATCGTATAATGAAGAACCTAATCCAATATTTAAAACATCCATACCTTTAATCGTGTTCAAGTTTTCTTCTAGTCTAACTTCGTTTATAGTTTTCCAACCACCTTTAATTGCTTCATTTTGTGCTTTATATCGATCTAAAGTATTTGATTTCAATATTTCTTTTGTATCAAAATCAAAATAATACTCTTTTTTTTCTTTTTCTAGCAACATAACTGAATTTAGCTGTGTTGCAAATGCTTTTAAAATCGTAAATATTGCTTCTTTAAAAGTTAAATTAGTATCATTTTGATGAATATGAAATATTCTATCTATTTCTTCTTGAAATGTTTTTTTGCTTTCATTTAATTGCATTTCAACACTTGAATTAGAACTTTCTTGAAACTCCAAACCATTATTCAAAATTACTATGTTTTCTTTATTATTAGTATATAAGTCTCTCCAAGCTTTTTTTAAAGCATTCATTTCTGCATCTCCTAATTTTCTCAAGCTTTTTAAAAAACCTTTTTTGTTTCCGCCGGATTTTACAAGACCAAGTTGATATACTAACGTTGAAAATGATGTTTCAATTACTTTTTCTAATTCCTCTGTTATTCCAATACCATAACCACCATTTTTAGTATTTCTTAATAGTTTAATTAGTTCGTGATTAAAATAGCTTTTAGACCCTATCCTAAAAACTATATTTTTATTAATAGGATCTGTACTCTTATATATTGATACTTTTCTATCTTCAACATAAAAAAGACCTTCAATTTTATTGAGGTCTTTCTTTATATAACAATATCCACCTTTTCCTAATAAATAATCTTCTATCATTGCTTTTTTCATTTGAAATGCATCTAAAGTATCTCCTGTATCGTTATTTAATAAAAATACTCGTATATCATCTTTAACTTCTTCTACTTTATCATTTTTCTTTCTATAAAGCTTAATAGGTATGCTTGCTATCATATTTCCAATATAATCAACGTTGCTTGATATTGCTGGAATCATTAGTGCCTTTTCTCGTGTTATCGGTTCGTCTCTTAATAAAGCCGTTAAAAGAGGATCTCCTATTTCTTCATCTTCATTTTTAATATTTTTATTATTAAACACAGACTTTATTTTATCTAAAATATTCATATATACCTCCTTTCTTTAAATTGTTTGAACAATAAAATCCATTTTATTTAGGAAATAATCCTGTTCTAATAAACAAACTGCATCAATTAAAGAAACAACCATATCCACTTTACCTGTTGATTTCTTTTTTGTAATATATCTATTCATATTCGTATCAAATGTACATTTTGCATTTTGGAAATTTATTTCTAATAATTTGTTTTCTGTATATTTAAATTTTTTATTTAGTATTGCTTCACTCATCAGTTTTGTTGGGCTATGTAAAACACTAGAATGTTGTTTTATTTCTATTGTATTATATCCTGCATTTTCAAGTTTTTGTGCTGTACTTAAACAATTAAATCTATCAAAACCAATTGCCTGAATTTGAACTCCATATTCCGCTTCCAAATTCAATATAAAGTTTTCAATAAAAGAATAATCTATAGTTTTATCTCCGCATGCAAAAACTTTTTTTGATTTAAGTAATTCATTATAATTTACTTTTTCAACGATTGTTTTTTCTTCAATTCTTCCTTCAGGTATAAAAGCAAAACTTTCTGCTAATATGTTTTCATCATCATCTATACTAACCATTGCCACACTCGTATTATCTGTAGTCATCGATAAATCAATTCCTAAATAAACTACTCTGCCTTCCCAATCAATTTTTGAAACTTTACAATTTTGTACATCTTGTATATCAATATATGTTTCTGTTCCTTGACCTTGATAAATAATGTTACAATGTTTTGTAACAAAGTTTTCTCTAGCATTTTCAACAGCAATTGCATACGCCCTCTTTTTTATTAAATCTTTCCATATTTCTTTATTTTCAAGTGCAGCAGGATTTGCTTGCTTTAAAACTAGATCATCATTTTCCCAATTTTTAGGTTCATCTGGCTCATACAATAATGAAAATCTTGTTTCATCTTTTTCTATTCCATCTAAAACCTTTTTACTATATTCAACCTGCTCTTCAAACGGATTATTTATTGTTGGATATTTTGTAGAAATAATGCATCCTAATTTATTTAAAACGTTTAATTGTCCTGACTGCATTGATTCAATTGCAGATGAATTTGGTAATGCTCCTACTTCGTCTGCTATAAATGCATTAGGTAATCTTCCATCCATTCTTGAAGTTGAATAAGCTAAAGGAATGCATTTAGTTTGTGTTGGTTTGAACAATATATAATCTCTTAATATTTTAAATCTTTTTTGATTTTTATATTCATAAATTAATGGACTTGATTTTATTGTTTCCGAAATTGCTTCTTGAACTTCTTTTGATAAAGCACCATCAGGAGCAACACTATAAAACTTTGAATATTGAGGTTCAGTTAAAAATAAAATAATAAATAGTGCTGCAATAGTATACGTTTTAAAATTTTTACGACAGATTTCCAATAATGCTGTTTCATATCTCCTTTTTTTTATATTATCACGATACACAACACATAAAACTGCCGTATAAAACAACCATTGGTAACTAACCGAACAATCATATAAGGTTTGACCTGCCTTTAGGCCTTTAGGCATAATTAATATTTTCAAAACATTTTCAAGTTGCTTTAATT